CAGGCCATCCGGGCAAGTGACCTCGGCAGGCTCGCGCGCTTCAAAGGTCACGCCGAAAACCGTGATCGAAGTCCGTCCGCCCGTGTGCTGGCCGATAAAGCGATAACGCATGGCTCAATCCACCATGTAGAGGACGCTAAGCGAGACGGTGCCCGCCGCGCCCGTCTGCGCGTTGGCCTGCGCCTTGCCGGTAATCAGCAGCGGTGCAGCCGTCTTGTAGAACAGCCCGGTTGCCGCCGTGGCCACAGCCGCCGTGCCCGCCTGCCCTACGGTTGACGCCGAGAACAGCCGCGTGGCCGACCCGGCATCGCCAATGTTGAGCGTGAGCGATGGCGCACCGCCCGTGTCCATGTCGGTCGATTCCAGCGTCGCGGCGAGGATACGCGCGCCAGCGGGAAGCGTGAAAAACTCCAGCGTGTCGCTGGTCGTGGGCGCTGCCGGGCAAACCACCTCGGCATAGGCCACGCAAACGCCGCCAGCGGAAACCGGGACGGCAACGCCCGTGCGGTTCGTGACGTTATCAGACGAATAAATGGCCATGCGCCAAACCCCTTAAAAGGAAAGCCCCCGCCCCCCGTGACGATCAATTCTCGGCAGCAACCGCGGCCGCGATAGTCGCCGTTCCGGTCGTGGCGAAGTAGCCCGAGACGACGCCGTTGTCCTTCAGGTCGTCAAGGTCGCCCGCGCCCGAACCGAAGATCAGCTTGCGGACGCCATAGATGCCGTCAACCGCAACGCCCATCTTGTCGCCGTAGTCGAATTCTTCCTCGACCGTCTTCCAGCGGCGGCCCCATGCCACGGCCAGAGCCTGCGCGCCGCACAGGTAAACCGGGGTAACTTCGGTCGTGCCGCCGTTGCCCAGGTTCTCGTAGATCGGGATATTATCGACTTCCTTGACGCCGTTCCACATGATGTCGCCGCCTTCGAACAGCTTCGAAGCCTGCGCCTCAACCGCCGTGGTGGCCAGAACCTCGTTATCGAGGCTGTCACGCAGGTTCTTGAAGGCGTAGGGATTGGCGAACGCCACATAGTAGCGCCGGCCGTTGCCCGGATCGCGCATGGGGCGGATCTTGGGGTTGCAGGTCTTGGCCTTGAGGATCATCAGGTCCAGCGCGGTCGCGTTGAACAGGTCCGCCGTGGTGTCAAGCTGGGTCAGGTCCGCCGACATATCGGTGAACGAACCCACACCCGCGCCAAAGACGACGCGGTCGGCATTGTCCACCAGCCACGCATCAGCGATGACGGCGGTGCGGTCAACGAACTTGGTGCCGTTGAGCGAACCCAGCGCCTCGATGATGAGATCGCGGGTATCTTCGATCGACCAGTCAAGCAGGGTCGCCTTCGCCGCATCGCGCAGCGAGATAGCGTTCTTCTTGGCCTCGATCTCCGACACGCGGACCGCATTGCGGCGCTTGTCAACGTAGATACGCATGGAACGCTGGGTCAGGTCTTCCTCGAAGCCTTCCAGCGTGGACGAGCCGGTGACGGCAGCGTTGGTCAGGCGGTTAACCATCGCAACGGTAATGCTGTCGCCCTCCTTCTTGGTCAGGTCTTCCTTGACCTGGATGACGGCGGCCTCGTCGGTGCCCATCAGCGGCTTGAAAGCCTGAAGTCCCTGGAAATATTCCTTGGCGAACTTCGATTCCCACTGTTGAACCCGAAGGCCAGTGGCGGTGGTGGTGTCAGTCATGGTAAAAAGTCCATCTCGCCGGGCCGTAGCCCGGACTGGGAAGCACCGTCATCGCGACGGGGAATCCGTTGGTTAGTTAGGAAAGCAGGTCGTCAAGCGATGGCGGGCCGGTCCATGCCGGGCCTGATCGCGCGCCGACGCTGCGCTCGGATGCAAGGCTGGTTGGAGGGGACTTGCGGGGGTTCAGACCAACTTCCGCCATGATTTCTTCACGGATTTTGGCTTCAAGTTCAGCACGGGTCGGTGGGGCTTCGCTGCCATACTGCCGCGCAAGCGCGATCTGGCTGGCAACATTATAGGCGTATTCAGCCGGGTTAGGGGCTGCGGCCACCTGCTGCACAAGGAAGGGGTTGCGCTGGGCTTCCTCCTTGAACAGTTCCACCTTGTCGTCGTAATCCTGCCACTTCTGCCGTGCCAAGGTTTCCGTCATCTCGACCCGCATTTGCAGGGCTTGCTGCTGGAACTGTGGCATGACCTGCGCGCGAACCTGTTCGATCACAAGCGCAAGGGGATCATCCTCCTGCGCCGGTTCCTGATACTGGTTAGCTTGCTCGAAATAGGCCTGATACTGCTGCAACTGGGCCTCAAGCGCCTGGCGCTTGGCCCGCTCGTCCTTGAGGGCGCTGATCGGGATATGCTGCGGTTCCGCTGGTTCCGAAGGCGGCGGCCCCTCGTTTGCCGTTTCCGGCGTTTCGCCCGTGTCTGCGGTCGCAATCGGCCCGGTACCCTCTTGCGCTTGCCCTATCGTTTCAGGCTGCGCTTCGGTTGCCGGTTCGTCGCCTAGCAGTTCGTCCAGTGATACCTCATTGTTATCCATGATAGCCCTCATTCCGACCGCTGCGGCGTCGTCCCGTGTCGCCCAAAGGGTGGCGGCCCCATAATCGCCCGTTACGCCCGGCGGCGGCATGGCCCGGCCTCCCCTTGCCAGTCTGCCAACTGTTCAATCGGAATACGGATGGCGCTGATCGTGCCGTCCCACTCCCGCAGCAGGACGCCAATCGCGCGCCCATGCTCGATGATTTCCACGTTCTCGAACTTCGGCCATTCATCGACCGGCGGCGCGGTGTGGACGCCTGCGAAACGCCGGTCCTTAAATGCCAACGCCCATCGCCTGCGCATTGGCCAGCTCGTTAGCCTGCGCTGCCATAAGCCCGCCCGCCGTCTCCGCCCGCGTCTGTTCCGCCGTGGCCGCGTTTCTCTCCGCCTCGGCCTGCGTCTTGGCAATCGTCGCCTGCTGCTGCGCCATCGCCATCTGCATGGCCTGCTGTTGCATCGGGTCTGGCCCCTGCGGCTGCTGTGCCGCCGCCTTCATCTTCTCGACCACCGCCAGCAGCTTGTCCTTATCCCGCAGTGAGGATGCCGTGATAAGCAGTTCGATGGCATCGGGCGGCAGGCTCGTCATGGCGGGCATCATCTTCGACAGCGTGTCGAATTGCTCGCTCTGGACGGTCGGCGTATCCATGCCTTCGTCCACCGTAATATCGACATCGATCTCGGCCACGGGGTTTTGCACCTCCATGACCATCTGCGCGCGGGGATCGCGGGCAAGCATGGCAAGCTTGGCCTCGGCGTCCGGGTCGCCCTGCAACCGCTCCTGCGCCACCTCAAGCATGGTGCGCGGCGTGTTCAGCCCTACCCAGCGCAGGTTGCGTTCGTCGTCCGTCACCCGCAGCCAGCGGGGCGCATCCCAATATTGCTTGATCCGCGCCCAGATGGAGCGATAGACCTCAAGCGACAGGTGCCGCAGCCGGTCCATAAGCAGGGCCACTTCGACCATGCCGCCTTGCTGTTGCGCCAGCAGCGCGCGGCCCGACGAGGCGTTTTCGTTCTTGCCCGATAGCGCTGCATTAGGGCCTAGCAGGTCAATTTCCGCCTTGGCCTCTTGCAGCATCTGGAAGTTCGCCGCAGCCATATCGCCGGTCGGCAGAATGTCCACTTCGCCGTTCTCGGCAAAGATCACGCCATCGGGCTTGGCCAGTTCGCGCTTGATCGCGCTGGCGTCCTGCCCGCTTTCCACACCCGCCATGCGCGAGACGCGGATCTGGCGCGAGTTAATCAGGTGCAGGCCCTTCGACCGGCGCTTGTTTACCTCGTCCTGCGGCGAGATCATCGCGCGCACTTCGCCGTAGCGGTTGTTGTCCCGATCGACATAGGCGCTGATCGCCTTGATCGGACATTCCGGCTTGCCGTCGCAATCCAGCCAAGGCGAGGTTTCGGGCGGCTTAAGGAACCCGGCGCGCGTGTAAGTCGCGGTCATCCACTCGCCGCCGTCCAGATAATAGCACTCGACCACGCGGACGCGCTTGCGCTTGTAGTCGGCCCACATGTTGAAGCGCGGGCGGTCGTCATACGTTTCGGTCTGCCGCGCCTCGGTCCACGTCGCGTCCACCGCGTCGCCCGCGTCGGGATACTTGGACTTGGCCTCGCTGGCGTCCAGCCACGTGACAATACCCATGAACGCGGCGTCGGAAAAGTCCACGCGGCGGCTGTAGGGGTCGAAAAACAGCCGGTCCCACGGGATATTCGTGATCGTCGGGTCGATGCCGTCGCGGGTCTGCTGCGCGCCCACCATGACCGCGCCCGTGCCCTCAACGATCAGGTTCTCGAAGGCGTCCGACCGCTTTGCATCCCAGAACTGGTCATCGCAGACATAGCGCAGGGCATCGGTTGCCGCCTGCGCCGCCCCGTCATCTCCCGGCGTCCGGGGAAAGCACTTGGGGTCTTTACGGGTCTGTGTTTCCAGCCCCTTGAGATAGTTCACCTTGCGCTGGATACGGTTGAACGTGACGACAGGCTGGCCGCGCTTGCGAAGGGCCGCTTCCTCCTCCGCCGTCCACTGCTTGCCGTCGTAATAGTCCCGGTCGCGCTCGGCCTTCTGGCGCGCGTCCTGGGTGGATTGTTCCGCATCCTCGAACTTGCGGACGAGGTCCATCAACACGGCGTCGGTGTCAGGCTTCATGCGATCTTCCATGATGCCTCCTTTTCGCGCCTTGCGGCCCTGTCCCAGCGGTCGGCGGGCTTGGTTCTAACTGCGGCTTGCGGCTTGTATCCGGTGCGCCGCAACTCTTCCAAAGCGTAGCGCAGCGCGTCGATGGTATGGTTGTTCTTGTCGTCCAGCACCGGCAGAACCTCGCCCGTGTGCGGATCGACCTTGTAAGCGTAGAGCGTCAGTTCCTCGGCCACTTTCTTGCAGCGCGGGTGAACGATAATGTCGAACGAGCGCAGGAACTCAACGCCGTCCTCAATCGAGCCTTGCCCCTTCAGCGCCCCCGCAATGCGGTATCCTTGCCGCCGCATGTAGCTGACCGTTTCGGGCCGCGCGCTGTCCGCACGAATATGCCATTGCCTCGAGCCAGCGATGCGGTCGAACAGGCCTGGAAGCTTGTCGATCTCGCACCCTACCTCCCAAGCCTCATAATCAACGTAAAGGTTGCGGCCTTCAATGTGGCAGCGCACCAGAACGGTCGGGTCGATGGCGAATCCCCAGTCAGCCCCGAAGCGGTGGATTGCGTCATGCGGCGCGGTGAACTCCTCGATCCGCCAGTTGCGGAACACCCGCGCCTCGCTGTTCAGCGCGTAGTGACCATCCCACACATGCAGGAACTTGTCCGGGTCGCGCCTGCGGTCGTCTTCAAGATCGGCCTTCAGTTCAGCAGGCAACCAAGGGTTGTCGTTCCAGTTGACCTCGACCACCGCACTATCGACTGGCGGCGATGGCCCGCGAAGCAAAGCATCAACCGGGTCATCCGGCTTGTTCGGATTCCAGCTAAACCACAGTTCAGACCCGGCCTTGCGGATCGTCGGGCGCAACAGGTCAAGGCTGCGCTGCGAAAGCGATTGCGCTTCCTCAACCCATGCTACATCGAAACCCTCTAGCGACTTGATCGAATCCGCCGTGTGGTTTTGCATCCCCTGGAAGATGATAACCCCGCTCCCCGGCGTCCGTATCTCCGCTTCCAGCACTTCGAAGCTATGCGACACGCCAAGCTTGCGTATCTTGTCTTCGACCAACAGCTTGACGCTGTTCTTGAGCGACTTCTGGACCTCGCGGACACAAGCGGCACGAAGGCCCGGCTGCAAAATGGCCCGTTCAACCAGCAGTTCCGCGAAGAAGTGCGATTTGCCAGACCCTCGCCCGCCGAACGCGCCCTTGTAGCGCGCGGCGCGCAGTAGCGGCTTAAACTTCCGTGGCGTCTGAATCGTCAGGGTCGATGATGACACGCTCGACCTTTCCGACCTCGATAGGCCCGCCGTCGCGCCCGCTGATCTCGGTCGCCTTCACATCGCGCCAGCTATCGGAAGCACGGTTCTTTAATCCGAAGATGATGGCCGTTGCGTTGCCTTCGCCAGTCGTTGCCAGCGAGGATAGCCGCTTTTCCCAGATAAGCTGGCTCTTGGCTTCGTGGCGCTTTTTGGCGTCCAGAAACTCCGAGTGCGCTTTTTCCCAATCGTAGATGGTTTGCTTGGCCACACCGACGACACCGGCAAAGCTTTCATAGCTTAGGCCCTGTGCGAAGTGGTCTTCCAGCAAGTCGCAATAGGATGGGTCATACAATGACGGTCGGCCACCTGCCATCGCGTTGCCTCATGAAGTTCGCCCGTCCACCAGTGCCGCGCTTTTGTGCTAGGTGCGTTCCCGAAGGGTTGCCGGATGGGGACGGGCAGGCCGGGGAGGATCGGCCTATCTGAAACGGAAAAACCCCCGGCGTTTGCCGAGGGCTTCGGGCGGACTACTCCACCATGTATTTCCGCCTT